CTTTAAAGGGCTGGGTTATAGATTGGGGTTGTTCTCATAGAAACGAGTATGAACATATATTTGATAGTATAAAACCGATACCTAGAGATACAAAAGGTAATCTTAATATGCTATGGAAAGTGGATCATAGGGTAACCGTAGACAAAGAAGATCAGTATGAGTTCTCTCCACAAGGAGAAAACTATATAGGCGATCTTGATAATACAGATTTCAAGAAAGCGTGGACATACAAACTAGAGTCTCATAGAGGTTTTGGTTGTTGGTTTAATGGAAAGAAATTTTATGATATTGGTAGGAATCAGCCTATACAGTATGAAATAAACCGTGTTGCAGGAGTCTATCAACTATTTTTAAAACATTTTTTTGATGTTAATGAAAATTATTTTACAACTAAATATTACGAGAAAACATAATGAAAGCAGGAAAAATATGGGGACAAACAGAACTGATCCATGCAAATGGAGTTCTTGAGTTCCACCGCATAGAGTATAAAGCGGGATACAAATGCTCAGAACACGAACACGAATTTAAATGGAATGGCTTTTATGTAGAGAGTGGTAAAATGATAGTTCGCGTTTGGCAAAATGATTATGATTTAGTAGATGAAACTCTACTACTACCGGGCGACTTTACACAAGTTAAGCCAGGTTGCGTACATCAATTTGAAGGAGTAGAAGACGGTATTGCTTTTGAATTGTATTGGGCAGAGTTCAATCATCTAGATATTAAAAGACGAACTGTAGGAAGACCAACTAAATCTATACATGAGTACGAAGATAATCCTTCTGATATAGAAAAAGATTATGAAACCGATCCTTTGCAAAAAGCAATGAACAAACTTAAACCTAAGAAAGATAATTCAGCACTAGGAAAAGGAAAGTTCTTAACTGATTATTCCTACTCAGGAGTTATAGATAAAGACGGAGCCCTTAGAGGAATAATAAAATGATAATCGTTGGCTGGATTATGTTTGGCATATTAATAGCTGTTAATACGGCAATATACATAGGTATTGATATGGCTTTTGAAAACAATTTTTGGGAGTAGTAAAATGTTACCACTACCAATTTTTACAACATGGTGGGAAATAGTAGTATATATACTACTAGGATTAGTATTAGCTATTATGGTAGTTATACTTATCCCTGTAACCTTAACCATAAGATTCATTGAATATATAAGGAAAACTAATGAAATTAAGAAATTTCGTGGCTAAAGATAGCAGGAATAAAAGTGGAGCAGGTGCTCATAGATCTGATAAAGACTATGATCGTGCTAATAAACAGTATAAAATTGATGCTGAAGAACTCATTGCAATACAGGAAGCGATAGACGCACTTAGAGCAGAGCAACAAGTAACACATGGTGTCTCTGACTGGGCACGCCTAGAAGAAGAAATAGGAGATTTAGAAGATCAATTAAAGGAAATTTAATGGCAGATGACAGAATAAGCAGAGCAACAGCAGAGTTAGTACCTATGCCTCCGCATACTTGGTATGTGCGCTCTATAAACTGGTTGCTAGAACAACCTAAAGTAAAAGAAAACATAGAATCTGTGCCATTAAATCAAAAACTTGCCGATAGTTTATACGATCACGGAATGTTGTCTCCTATTTTAGTAATGCCTAATTGGTATCCAATCGCGGGTAGTCAAAGACTGAGAGCATATGCTGAGATAGTTAGAAGTAGACCCGATTTAGGAGAGCAGGAAATAAGAGTTTGTCGAATAGACCAAGAGTATTGGCTAGTATGGTATCTATGGGGAGATAAAGATTTTAGGGATACTGCAGTCGCAGTATATTTTCAAATGGTTGAGCTCGTTTGGAAAAGTAGATACTACGAAGAATCACACGATCCAAGTGGAAACTTGATGACTGATTTTGAAAAGGAAGGAGACGAGCTTGAGTGGAACCATAAATCAGAATTGGGAAAAGCGAGGAAGAAGGCAAAATCTCTGAGACAGCTAATAGGAGAGGTGCCCAACAAGCGAACAAACAAGGAGAACCGTAGTCCCGAAAAATAGTTCTTGACAGAAGGTTTATTTTTTGATATAATATATATAAATGATAGCAATAGATTTACTAAGCGATAAAGGAATAAAGTTTTCTGTCAAAGGACAGGACGCTATCATATCATGTTTAAATCCCGAGCATGATGACAGCAACCCTAGTTTGAGAGTTGATCGGGTAACAGGAATAATGCACTGTTTTTCCTGTGGTTTCAAAGGAAACTTATTTACTTATTACGGAGCGCCTGAGAGCCCTCTCGAAGTAAGAATACACAGAATTAAAGAAAAGATTGCGAAAACTAGATCGCAAACTGTCGGTATCCAACTCCCGGAAGACCGCATAGAATGGAAGGGTGGTCCGTTTAGAAACATATCAGAGGAAACTCTTAAGATATGGCAAGCCTTCACTTGGAATGTTCCAAAGTTTGAAGGACGGATCATCTTTCCCATTCGTGATATTACAGGAAAGACAGTAGCATTACTAGGGAGAAAGATAGCAGGTATGACAGATAAGTATTATATCTACCCACAAGGAGTAGAAATGCCCTTCTGTCCAGCTAAAGTAAAGCCTATAAATAATAGAGTTATTCTAGTAGAAGGAATATTTGATGCTCTTAACTTATGGGATAACGGATTAAAGAATACAGTTTGCTGTTTCGGAACTCAACAAATGAATTGGGTTAAACTTTCACTTCTAAAATTACAAGGAGTGCAAGGGATAGACATAATGTTTGACGGAGATGAAGCAGGAATGAAAGCAACAGAAGCTATAAAAGGATTGGCAGAGACCATGGAGCTATCTGTTCAACATATTAAATTAAAAGATGGGCAAGACCCAGGAAATTTTAATCCAGAAGAGATTAGAAGATTAAAAAAACAATTATACGGGTAAGACATGGCAATAGCACTAATAGAAACAAAACCAACCGCTCAGAACTATGATAAATATTTCGAGTTCGAATTTGACAGATTTGCACTATGCTCAGATAGTTCAGTACCTAAAGTTCTAAAACGAAATGTTGATCTAGTAATAAACACAGATGATTATGAGTGGCTTATTCTAGTTGGAGCAGAAGCGTTCAAACATTTTACAAGGAAATCTTCCGTGACAGAATACAATGGAAAGATTATTGATGAAAAGTATTTAGCTCTTATCAACCCCGCAATTATAAAATTTAAACCTGAAGCAAAGAAAAACTTTGAAGAAGCGGTAAAAAGCATCTCACAATATGTGAGTGGAGAATTAAAATTAGAGAAATTAAATGAAGATAAATGTTATGGAATCCAAGATAAAGGAAAGTGCCTTGAATTTATACAGTCGGCGATTGACTCACCTAGAGATTATGTCGCACTTGACTCGGAAACAAGCTCTCTCTACCCGCGAGATGGTTATATGCTCGGCTTTAGCATGGCTTACGAGCCTGATCATGGTTGCTATTGCGACAGCGATATCATTGATACTGAGGTAGAAGAAAAATTACAAGAGCTATTCGATAAGAAACGAATAGTATTCCATAATGCAAAGTTTGATTTACAATGGTTTGAATATCATTTCAACTTTAAATTCCCTCGATTCGAAGATACTATGCTTATGCATTATATGTTTGACGAAAACCCAGGCACTCATGGTCTTAAACAACTTGCCATGAAGCATACTCCTTATGGCGATTATGAAAAACCATTAGAAGATTGGGGTAATGAGTACCGTAGAAAGCACGGAGTTCTTAAAGCTGCTTTCAGTTATGATTTGATACCTTTTGATGTAATGTATCCGTACGCAGCAATGGACGCTGTAGTAACGTATTTATTATATGAAAAGATGTCAAGTGCACTAGCTAAGAATAAGAAACTCACATGGGTTTATGAAAATATTTTGATAGCTGGGTGTAACTTCTTAAAACAAGTAGAAGCTAATGGTGTGCCGTTTGACAATGATAGATTAGAATTTGCACAAGGAGTGATGCAGAAAGATATTGAAGCTGCTATAGAGAAACTATATGAATTTCCTGAGGTAAGACAATTTGAGAAAGCCAAAGGTAAAGACTTTAATCCTAATAGTACAGTTCAATTACGCTCACTTTTATATGATTTTATAGGTC